ACAACACAAGGTGGTGTTTACTATTCTATTGGTTTAGGTGGTACAACTACTGGTAGACGTGCAAACTTACTTATCATTGATGACCCAATCAAATCACGTGAAGATGCAGACTCAGCAATACAAAGAAATAAAGTATGGGATTATTATGTTGCCTCATTGTTGACTCGTTTACAACCATTAGATGATCAGCAGCCAGCTGTTATATGTATAGCTACTAGATGGCATCCTGATGATTTATGTGGAAGAATACAACAGCAAGAAGACTGGCATGAATGGGAGCATGTAAACTTTCCTGCTATCATAGAAAAAGAATCTAAAGATGAAGTACGTAATCCAGAGTATGCACACTTACCACTAAGCAAAGTATCCAGATACAAAAGATATATAAAAGTAAAAAAAGAAAAGCCATTATGGGAAGAAAGATTTCCTATGGAAGATTTACGTAAAATGGAAAAATTAAATCCACGTGAGTTTGCTGCACTCTATCAACAGTCACCATATATCAAAGGTGGTAACATGATAAAAACAGAATGGTGGAAATATTATAATCCAGAAGACATAGATATAGAAAAGTTTCCAACAATAATTATAGCTTGTGACACAGCATTTAAGAAAACAACAACAGCAGATTTTTCTGTAGCCGTTGTAGCTGGTTTAGATAATCAAGGAGATATTTATATTATAGATATAAAAAGAGGTAGATGGGATTTTCCTGAACTAAAAAGAATACTAATAAATATGAATACTAAATGGCGTGGAAAAGGTTTACGAGGTATACATATAGAAGACAAAGCATCGGGACAATCACTTATACAAGAATTAAAAAATCAATCTGGTTTAGCAGTCATACCGTATAAAGTATCTGTAGATAAGGTATCTCGTGTAGCAGCAATCACAGACTTAATAGAAGGTGGTAGAGTATTTCTAAAGAAGACGGCTACTTGGTTAGATGATTTTTTAGAGGAATCTGTTGGATTTCCTAATGGTTCACATGATGACCAGATAGATGCATTAACAATAGCTTTAGATAAACTATCACGTATGTCATTCAATGCTGGTGAATTAGAGACGTTACCAATCACATCTCATGGATCATTACAGTCTGAATTAGGTAAAACTGATTGGCATGGATGGGGAGAATAGGGACGACATACTTATAGATTTTCTTCTATGTGTAACAATACTCTTGGAGTTTTATGGTAGCAAATAATTATATCGGTGGTAATTACCGAGACATCAAAATTGATTCTGAATCTAATGTAGTTGTAGATTTATCTAGACATATAAATAAACTACAAAACTACGAAGACATATCTGCTGATCTAAGTGATGAAGAAGAAAGCAAGATAGTACAGTATGTCAAAGCTATGGTTGACATGTCTCATGACAAAATCAAAAATAGGTATGATCACTGGAGAGAAGCTGACATGGCACACGATGTTTATGTCAAACCTTCATCAACAAAGTTTAGAGAAAAAGCAGTTATAGCAGATACTCGTGCAGTAGCTGACACAGTTACAACATATTTAATGTCAGCATTAGCTGGTCGTAATCCAATGTTTATGTTGGAAGGATTAAATCGTAAGTCAAGAAAAGTAGCTGCAGTATTAGAAAGAGTTTTACATCAACACATGAGACGTACAGCAGGTGAAGCAAGAATGGCACAAATGCTTTTGGACTCTGTACGATATGGTTTTGCACCAACAAAAATAGTTTGGGATAGTAAATACAATCAATCAAAAATAGTTAACTTCGATCCAAGACGTGTGTTTCCAGATCCTCGTGTACAATGGGGTGATTGGGAAAACATGCAATATGTAGTATGCTCAGACTTTCAATCATACAATGCGTTAGTACAATCTGGATTATATCCTAAATTAAAAATGTATCCTGGACTACGAACTATATCACCAATGAAAAATTCTTGGAATGCGCATAGATTCCAACAAGAAAAAGGTAGAGGTTTATCTATAGATCCAGCAGAGTCATTACAAAAAAACAATGCAACACAAGGAGCATTCTTCACATTAGGAGATGCAAGAATGGTAGATGAAGCGTGGATAAAATTATCTGGTGCAGAAATAAATATACCATCAATAGAAACTATATATTTAGTTGTTGC